GTTACGTTTGCAATAGTATCAGGAAGATCGACCCATAATGTCTGTGATGATTGCGTAATAGACGCATACTGTGCCCCGTTACCATCACGACCAATGCTCAATGTACTAGTATGAACCTGCACACACGCAATATTGGCAGTCATAACGACATTGCCAGTTGGGGAGTTAACAGTTAAACCAGCTCCAGGAGTTCTGTTAACAGAGATAACTGCCTGCGATTGCAAACCAGAGTAAAGGTCAGTAAAGTTCTCTTGAACTTTTTGGAACGCTGTTCTGATAGCATCGGCATTGGGATCATCGGGGAACGTACCGAAGTCTATATTTTTCTGTGCCACCTAAGTTTATCCTTTGTAGTATATAGTGTATTTATCAAAAGGATGAAATCGGCGACGCCCTGCACCTGTCGCCATGCGATCTACTATAGTTAGGCTTTCCCATAGTTTTCCCGCAATGTTCGCATGTAACTTTAATTTTATTTGGATTGTTCTCCGGTAAGAAATTATGCGTTCCTTCTCGCATCCTGATTGCAGTAGGGTTTTGTCCACTTACAAAATTATTTGTGCCGTTTGTTATGTTTTTTAAAGAGTTTTGTCTTTGAATAGTTGAGTTCAAAAAAGGATGCGTTCCGTTAGCCAATCGTTTCCTAGTACTTTCTTTACCCACAGACGAGCCATCCGGTTGCCTTAATAAGTTATGAGAACCATCGCGGACCTTATCCTTATTTCGTTTTGTGACGGTAAGTCTTGCTATCTCCGATATTTTTTCAGGAGATAGTTTCATCCTAGTTGCTAATTTAAAACAAGCTCCATAATCTCCTTGGGCAAAATGTATGTCATAGTGTTCTTGTATAGAAACACATTTTAGATTTTCAATATGATTGTTCTGTCTATTACCATCAATATGATGAATCTCATACTTTCTACCTGTTTGATCTTTTGGTATAGGGCCATGATGGCTTTCGTAGATTCTACGGTAGTTAGATGTTCCGCAATAAATACACATGCTGATTGCTCCTTTCTAGCATTAGAGTAGTTGGGATTGTCCAGATCCGCGAACTACATCTTTATTTATCTGCCAGCCAAAAAAATAGCCGGGAACTAGCCCGGCTATTTTTAATATAGTAGCAATCTTATGCCTTCTTGATTCCTGCAAGAGTTGCCCAATCCTTAGGGCTGTCATGCATACGATCTTCTTGACCTGCAATAACTGGAACAGTAGTCTGACCAGTTGACTTGGGCTTGTTCAAGCCACCTGCGATTACCTTAGTCATGAAGTCAATGTCTTGTTCGAAGGTAGTGTCTGAAACAGTCTTGCCTGGACCTGCATCGTTAGCCCATTCGTCTAGCTTCTTGGATTCTTCCATCTCATCTTCTTCATCTTCTTCATCTTCGCATTCGCATGGACTCTTGTGGCACTTAGTGCATTCCTTGCCTTCAAGCATAGCTAGCTTCTTGTAGATGCTTTCAAAAGTATATGATTCCTCTAGATCATCGTCATCATCGTCATCGTCATCTTCTTCATTTTCTTCTGCTACAGGACCCTTCTTGTCAGCAACGGCTAGTGCCATATTTGCTGCATCGTTGCCCTTAGTAGCATTAGTTGAGTTTGCCGAACCATTGTCTGGAGCATTGTCTTCAGCGACTTCATATTCCATTTGGTCTTCTGATTCTACTTCTTCAACTTGTTCCTTGCCATGTGAGCAGCCGCATTCTGATTCATACATGCCACATTCATTGCACATTGCTTCATTGGTTTCTTCTTCATCGTCGCATCCGCAACCTTCTTCGTCAGCATAGTCTTCATCATGACCAGATGCTTCTACGCCGCCTAGCTTCTTCATGAGAGAAAGCATATCATCTGAACCATCTACTACTTCAATGTCTCCGCCATGTGAACCGATTTCTTCTGGCTCACCGTGTGTTGGTTGAATTGACATTGCTTGTGATGGTTCATGTGCAGCTTCATCACCGAATAGACCTAATCCTGCGCTCTTTACGATGGCCATTAGTTCTTCTGATTCAGGACCAGTAGCATTGATGTTTACTGAATCTTCAGCCCCGTGATTGCCCTTAGAAACTGATACTGAAAGACCTTCGTTTACTTCACCTTCGTTGATGAGATTCTTTAGTTGCTTATTCCATGATTCAAATGCATATTCATCTAGTGGAGCATCGTAGCTAGTACGATCAGTGAATGTCTTTCCACCAACTGAGAACTTGCCGCCCTTTGGAGTTCTTGCAAGTGCAGCAGTGAAAGCATTACCTTCATCCATTGCACCATCAGCCATGCCATGAACTGTTGCAGCAGGCATTGCAGGAGCAGCTTCATAGACGCCCATGCCATAGCATTCGTCTAGACCATCTTTATAACCCATGTGATATGCTTTGCATTCTTCCATGTCATCGTAGTTCTTACCACAGTGTGGCATTCCCTTAAGACCATGTGCGCGTCCTTCGTGACGAGCGGCGGCAATACGATGACTCATGCCTTCCTTAACTGTCTTTTTCTTTTTGTCGTTAATAGCTTTCTTCATTGGTTCACCTTTATTACCGTCTTTATCAAAGTCTAAGAAATCAGGCTTAGCCTTCTTTCCTTCAGTTGTTTTTTTCTTACCTAAATATGACATAGTAGATTTAGCATTTTTTAAATCACGAGCAGGTATTACACCAGATCCATCGCAGAAAGAACATTCTCCCTTGCCATAACGGCCAACGCCATCACCTTCGCATGACGGACAGTCAACTTCTTTATGTCCTTTTCCTTCAAGTGTTGTTGCGCTTCTACCAGCACCAAGTCCTGCACCCTTAGTATCAACACCTGCTGTTGATGGGATATCAGCTTCGCCAAGCTCGTTTCCTTCAGGACGGGCGCCAGCCTTATATTGATCCAAGCAATCTTTTAATTCAGCAACAGCTTCTTCGTATGAATCATATGCGCTATTATCAATATTGAATGGATAGCACTTCATATACCATGCTTCACGATCATCATACTCTGGGTCAATTCCTACTTCACCGAATGGCTTGCCCTTGTACTTGAATACTTTCTTAACGATGTCAGCAGGGAATTGATATTCGTCTCTGGCGCTTTCCTTAACTTTCTTCTTATTCTTGTTGTCAAGCATACCGCGCTTGTTAGCAGTTGCCCATGCAATGTCCGAAGCCTTTTCTTTACTCTTGCCTAGCTTACGCTCTGACTTTTCAATGTGCTTGACCATGCGATCAACTTTTGCGCCTTCTGCAACTTCTCCGTTAACGCTCTTACCTAGAGCTTTATGGATGTATTTGTCTCTTGTATCAGCTTTTTTGGCTAAGTTTGGATTATTTTTTCCTGCGCCTCTTAATCTTTGGCGAGAAGCAAATGCTTTCTGAAGGTAATCCTCTCTTTTTTCTTGAGAACCTTCCTCAATATCGGCTTCTTCAAGTTTACCTTGCTTTGCTAACTTAGCACGAACTGCGCCAGCTACTCTTTCACCGGCTTCTTTACTACCATAACGCTTTGCTGCTGACTTAGCAATCTTAGCAAAGTTCTTGCCTGGCTTACCTTCATCACGCTCGTCAAGTTCGTCTTCTTGCATTGCCTGATTACCCTGCATGTTAGCTGGGGCGCCACCACCTTGAGCAGTTGCTCCCATTGATTGACCTTGACCACCTTGAGTAGTCTGTTGTGATGTGCCCTGCTGACCAGGAGCTTGAACAATCTGCACATCCTTAGGATCAAGATTCTTAAGCATATTCTGTACCGCAGGATTGTTGCTTGTTACAAAGCCCATGCCAGCTTTCTTGTTAGTAGGATCTAATACTGGAAGTGGCTTCTGACCAGGAGCGACTGTTTCGCTCAACTGATTGAAAACATCCTTGAGAGTTGGCTTCTTAGCTAGTTCTCTCTTTGTTGTATCTTCTGTTAGATTCTTTTTCTTAGCAGGCGCTTTAGGGGCTGTTGCTTCAAGATCAGTTAGTTTGCCGATTAAGTCTTTCATTTCATTAACCCTTATGTGCGCCAGTTTGTGGCTTGCCAGGACGAGTAATATGACTCATTGGACTATCCTTGCCCATTGTTGCCATTAATGTTTCTGGCTTGAATGGGTCAAATGCAGCTGGAGTCTTAGTTCCTGAGTATGGAATATCAATCTTTGAATCCTTTGCTTGATCCTTGATGCTGTCAAGATAGCTGTTACCATATGCTTTAGCAGCTTCCTTAGCGCCTGGTTGTTCTTCAAGTTCAGTATGATCTAGTACTGGACTATGATCAGCTTGATTAGCATACCCGCCTGCTTCACTGTTGATGCTGTCATCAAACTGAGTTCCAACAACACGTACATAGTTTACATTGTAGCCTAGCAATTGTGCAATCTGCTGAATCATTGGTTCAGTTGCAGGATAACGAAACTCTGCTTTAATGATATGTACTGGTTCATTCTGTAGATCAGGAAAACCATATGGATCTTTTTGAATTGGGGTTGAGATAGGATCAGAAATCTTCACTGGATCAAACTTCTTCAAGTTAAACTTGAACAAGTCTAGGAAGTTCTTATCAACGTTGCCTGCAACCTTGATGGTATAGTTGTACGTGTGTACGCTCTCTGCGATGAATTGTTTTAAACTACGCATATGGATCCTTGCAATTATATCTTGTATTTATCATTGTTCGTCTTTTTTCGCGCTGAGTATCTTAAGCAACTCGTTGCGATCAAGTGACTGCCCTTCTCCCAATGGAGTGGCTTCAATCTGTTCATTTTTTGACATTACTTTTTGATCAAGCTGTGCCTTCTTCAATTGCATATCAAGCATCTTGAGTTTCTTGTTGATCTTTGCAGTTTTAGCAGTGATGGCATGTCCCAAGAAGCTACTTGCAGCATTGAAGATTTCCGAACTAAAGCGAGATTCAACCTGCATACCAAGATCAACCAAGTCTTTGTAACTGTTAGTTGCTAGTTCTGCAAGATCATCCATTTCTTTATCAGCCGCTTCCAACCCCTTTACCTGGGGTAATGCAGCTTCAATCTTATCTAGGTTTGTCAACGCAGTTTCAGTTACTTCCTCAGTTTGTTCAGGAAGTGGCTCAGTAAGATCATTTGACTCACTGGTTGCTAATTGGAAAAGGTCTTCTAATTTTCTTGTCATGTAACTATTTAGTTACTTACGCCCATTATAGAACAAATCATCCTCAGTGATGACTCTAAAGGTAAGTCCTTGGGCTTTACAGTATGCATTTGCTGCTGCCCACTTGGCATGATTCACTGCTACAACCGCTCTATCTCTAGCACTAGCTTTTTTGCTCTCAATAATGCTTTGCTTCTTAGGCTTGATTTCAACTAGTTCGGCTTTCTTTTGTCCAAACTTGTTTTCATATAATACAAAGAAGTCAGGGATATAGTTGGTGATCTTACCGGTTAGAGGGTGTCTATACTTGATGACTAATGATTCGCTTGCCCATTGCAAGACACTAGGATTATTATCACAGAACTGCATGAAAGCCAGTTCCCAACCTGAGCGATATCTAGGAACACCTTTGCCCACATACTTTTGTGTATTTTTTACAGTATATGGTCCCTGTGCCCACTTACCCATATTACAATACTACGTTTCTTTGTACTGCTTGATTAGGATTGGGAATATTACCTACTCCATAGAGTGATGCTTTGCTCTTGAATGTGTTTAGATAATAACAGATTGCTTGATTCATCTGCAACTTGTTGCCGGCGCCCTTAATAGATTCTAATAAATCTAATACATTTACACCTGCGTCTTGTGCAATTCTAAACAAGAATGCAGCAAAGTTAGCCGCAATATTTGTATTGCCGGATACTCCCTTGAAATAAGAATATACCACATCATATTCTGCCGCGTTTACACTGATCTTGACATTATAAAAGTTGTCAAAAATTAATACTGTTTGGTTAGCTGAGTTATATTGAATGTCTGCCATGATATTATTTATGCTATGATATTTCCAGGATTAAAAGGAGCGGCTGTGGTCAAGCCAGGTAATGGTGCAGTCAAATTGCTTCCTGAGTACTGTACTCCGGCTGTAGTATTAACTTGATTGAGTGTAGCTTGTGCAGGCGTAGATACGTTAGGCGCAATAATTTGACCAGTAGGTGTAGTGGCAGCATATTGCGTTCCATCCGGACCGGTTTGAACTGCATCCTGAGTGATTGGTTGAGGTGAGGTCGTAGCAGCTATAGTCGGTGAACCTGCTAGGCCAGCGGGTCCAGGTGATGAAGCTGCGACTGGAACATTAAACATCGTATTTCTATTAACAGGATTATTAATTCCGGCCGTTCGATATAGCGCATTGAGAGCTTCTTTACCAATGTTAATGTTATTTCCCGGAGCAGTTAACTGGTTAAAAGTATTATATGCTGATGTTGCGCTGGCAACGGCTGCTACAACATTTCCTTGTTCTATTGACTGTAATAATCCGCCAGCAGCATCTACTAATCCACCCTGACCAAGAATAGTACCCTGACCCTGCCCTACGATAGGACTCGGGTTAGTATCATAATGTGCTTGATCGCCAAATCCAGATACAATATTACCGGGACTTCTTCCATCTAATGCACCATAGTTATATACTACCGTCTCGTAATCTATAGTCATTCTGTTAGACATTGTGCCACCACTTTCAGCATAGTTATAAGTGTCATGTCCAAAGCTAGTAATAACTGGGTTAATTAATGTATATGCAGTAAAGTTATGTTGATTGAATCCGAAAACTGTGATATTTTTAAAGAATGGCTTCTTTACACCACTGCTGTCATTTTGTCCACCTGAGAAACCCCAATCATCGTCTCCCGTGATTGATTCTTTATAGATGTTTCTAGTGTTATAATTGGTAGCGTTAGATTGCACACCTCCCCCACCTGAGGATAGCACCGAACCCGGTTTAGCAGTATCGTTATAATAATACCTATAATATGCTTCCCACAACTTAGTTGCTTGGTTTCCATTGTCATCATGAAAACTAATTTCTATAGGTTCATACTTGATTTTAGTTTGTATAATTCTCTTTCTATTGTATTGATTCATCGTATAGTTGCCAAAATTAAATTGAGGCAATTTGATTTCTTTTACTAACAAGCCAAAGTTAGTTTGTTCTCCGGCTGAAGCGTTTAATTCAAAATAAGTATGAAAGAGGAATTTAAGTTTAGGTGCGTACTGGTACGAATTTGTTCTAAACGTTTTTGCTGCGTGGGTATAATCTCTTAGAACTGCGTTAGGTAGACCACTGCTTCCGCCGCCGTTTGCACCAGCGATAACGTCGGAAACTGAATTAACGAGTCCAGAGGCTGCGTTAACAGTTCCGACGATACCACGAGCAATACCGGTTACTTCATTAAGAAGGTCTTGATTGAAGCCCGACATGCGAACTAATAGCCTTTATTAAGAAGTAGTACCACCGATACCTGTTACGGAACCAGTAGAACCATCTGCAACACGATTGACCGGTGCGCCGACGCCAGAACCCAGAGGTGCCTGAATTGCGTTGTCGAAACGAATTGTCAAAGCGATAGTGACTGGTTCGTTAGTGCCATAGTTCAATGTGTTATAGTTAGCAACTTGGATGAAGCAACCATAGCATTCCCAAGTTTCAAGAACTACCGGAGCGGAAGTACCATTACCACCGTCTAGAATTTCAATGTTAAGCTGGAACTTATAGTCTTGACCAGTTGCAGCAGAGGCCTGCTCAACAAAGTCAAGTTGCTTTTGAATTTGCTGACCAACTGCCTTAGATACTGAGCCTGAAGCATCATCACGAATATTGACAGAAAGAGTCTGCCATTGATGCTTACCAGCTAGATACAATGTTGAGTTGTAAACTTGAAGTGGGATTTCTTGGAAAGTCACATTAGGACGTGAGCAGTCAATTACTTGCTTAGTTAGTGCCAGACCAGCAGTTGACCCCAGACCAAAGTTCAAGAAGTTAAGTCTGAATCTGAACTGTAGTTTAGGCATCAACAAGCCCTGATTGCCACCAGCATTATCAGATGCGACAGTCATGTTGAACAATGATTGTGAGGCTGTTGCCATTTTATATTCTCCTGTTATAAGTATTTATCATTTGAGTTGAGCAGCCCTAAAGCTGCTCAACTCTGTATTACATTATCCGTTATTGTTAGAAATTGTACCAGTGTTCAAAATACGAACCGGAATGTAGATGAATTCAACTGCCTTAACAGGTTCAATTGCAACGTCTACCCAAAGTTCATTTCTATCAATGCGGGCCGGTGTGTTATTCGAACTATCGCATACGACCAAGAAGTCATATACACCACGCTTTGCTACCAAGTCAACAAAGAGTGACTGAATGACACCCTGAATCTGCTGACGAGTTAATGCATCGTTTGGTTCAAATACGAATGGTCTTGCGATAAGTGTCAATTGACGACGGATATAAGCAACAAGTCTTGCAACATTGATTCTGTCAAGTGCAGTGGTTGTTGTAACACTTGTTTTGTTACCGTAGTTAAGTAGACCATTACCAGTGAAGAACACCATTGGATTGATTTGATTCGTGTATAGAACATCACGAATACCAACACTAGTCTTAATAGCAACGAACTCACCAGTGACCGGGCTTACATAGCCGATATTCGTTGCGTTGTCGATTAGACCACGACGAGTACCGGCTGGTGCGAACCAAGGATAAGCAATAGTATCATTACGCAAGATAGTGCGAATCATCATATGTGATGCAGGAACTGCAACAAGATTGCCGCTCAAGTCAGTAGTGAGACCTGATGGGTAGAATAGACCCATATAAGTATCACGAGTTACAAGACCGTCTTCACCTGTAGTAGTTGCGCCTGCTGCATTAGATGCCCATGCTGCAATTGCGGTTGCATCATCTGGAAGTCTCATTGGAGTATCACCGACGATGAATCCAGTGTCGCCTCTATCGTTGTTGAGTACAATCATGTTAGGCTGCAATTCAGGATAGTTTGGAGTTGCAATCAAGTTGAATGCATTGTCTTCATCACGAATTGCACTATTAGTGTCAATTACTTCACGAAGTGCCTTAACAACCATTGCTCTTTGTGCCTTACGACCCATGTACGGAGCACCATTAGCCTGTAGACCAGAAACACTTACCCAAGTATCAGTGATAGTTGGAGTTTCTGCATCAGGGAAACGGATGTTATTGAAGTAATCGGAACGATATTGCTTCACGTTGTATCCACTGCGACGAGTGTTGAACAATAGCATACCTACCGGATAGATACTTGCTGATGGGGCATCCAAGTCCAAGTTATTGCTTGTTAGCAAGCTCTTGATTGTTGGAATCGGATCATTAGCTGGGTTGATAGTGTTTTGATTAGTTGACCAACGAGCGTCAGCGAACAATACGCCAGTTGAGCTTGTTTGATCAGTGTTATCAAGAGTTACCCAAACATCCTTGCCGTTGACTGACTGCCAGCGATTGATGATTGGATAGTTTTCTAGATCACTAGTGTCAATCCAAATATCACCATACTGAAGTGCATTGCCAGTTGATTGAGTAGTTGGCATACTTGTGCTTACGATTGGTCCGTTAGGATCAGTTAAGTTAGTGCCACTAGGTAGGGGGAAACCACTGCTATTATAATTGACATTGCGATAGCCCTTCCATCCACTTGAAGTGTTTACCATGATATCAACTTGGTCAACTACTGAGTAAAACCAGTTAGTCATGTCAGCAGGAACCGCAGTTGGTGCACCTTCGTTAGCAATCATTGTGAATTCTTGCCAGTTTGAAAGCTGTGTTGAATAAGCAGGGGCGCCAGTTCCTGTATAATATTCAATTGCAGTTACTGCGGTAGTGATATTGTTGATTGCTGTTACTTTAACTACCAAATCATTAGCAGGAGAAGTACCACCTAGCTCAGTTCCACTAAATGTTACTCTATCACCTACTGTGTAGTTGGTGCCACCGCTAACAAATGTAGTAGTGTTTACATTATACTGCTGTTCAATGTTAGCTACGTTGATACGCAATCCAGTACCACTTCCAGTAGTTGAAGTTTGTAGTGGAGTATAGGCACGGGTAACTGGACGACCTTCCTTGACACCTTGTGTTGTACCGACAATGAACCCTGCATCATGCATCAATCCATTGCTGTAACCAGTTGTAGGATCAATGTCGCTGACTACAATAACTCCGCCTTCAGTGTGAGAAAGCTGGATTTCACCAGTATCAAGTACTGTTGCAGTAGTGAATGGTGCACCTGCTGCTGCCCATGCAGTTACAAACTGAGTTGCAGTTGCATTGTCAGGAACAGTAATAGTATATGCAGAGCTTAAATCAGTTGACCCTGGGATAGAAACATAGATATATGAAGTGTATGTACCATTTGTAAGAGCAGGAACAGAACTACCAGTCACGATAGTTGCACCAGTTGCAATTCTTTCCCAATAATAGAGAGGAGCAATAGTTCCATCATTAGTAGTGGCATCAAAGTTATACTGAGTATACACGCTACCAGCCGGGATAGCTTTACCACCCGTTGAATCCATTGATGCAATTGCATTCCAGTCATTAACAGCGTAGCTTACTGTAGCTGAATTCCAAGTAGCAGTAGCACTGCTCCACTGTGAAATCACTGAATTCAATCCATTACCTGATTGACCGACCTTGATCCAAACTGAACCAGATGGACGAGGATAAGTCTGACCAGTTTGCCATAATGGCTGTTGAGCAGATGTTCCATAAGCAAAAGCAGGCTGATAATATGTTCCAGCCGGCATGCCTAGATCAGTTAGTACTGTACCTGTTCCAGCAGTGATAACAATCTTAGGAGGATTATTGATTGCACCAGTTTGCTTTGAGAAAATCTGTAGTTTTCCACCAACTACTGCGGCAGAAAGATAAGTATAACCCAAGTTATTGATTGCATCTGCGATAACAGATACAACGTTATTTGGTGAACCCTGAACTGTAATAGTGTAAGCATGACCCCCGTCAATGCTAATGTTGAAACTATCACCTGGCTGCAAAGTTGGGTTAGAGTTAGTGGCCTGAATTGTTGGAGTAGATGCTGACCAAGGAGCAGTACCGAGACGAACCCATGTATTAGTATTATCCTTATAGAAGAACTGACCTGAATCTAGTGCAGTTGCATATGAATAAGTTGGGATAGCGTTTACTGCGTAATCTCCGATGTTTCCTAGACTTGATACCGGAGAGCCACCTGAGATGTATGCAGGATTAGTAATGACGATTGGATTCATAAGTGAGAATTGACCAGTTGTTTGATCAAACTCGTAAATGCCCCAAGTTGAATTAGTTGTGTCTAACCACCAAGTGCCGTCGGCAGGTGCACCAGTTGGGCGACCTGTTTGACCTACGAGACTTGCTAGGTCAATATCTGCTCTTAATGTGTATACACGATTAGTTACACCAAGTGCAGAATATGCAGCAAGTAGACCATATTCATTGAGTTCATAGCCCTGAATAGGAGTACCAGTTGATGTTGTATAGAAGAATGGGTTACCGTAAATAGTAACCAAATCGCGCTGACTAGTAACTTCGTAGAGCTTACCAGCATTTGCAGCAGTCGTGCCAGCAGCTACAGCGGTTGACGTAGGATCAGCCTTGTTCTGTGCAGTAGCAAGCACGATAAGAGGAATCGAGTTTGTTGGTGCCGGAAGATATTGACTCTGGTCAATAACTGTAACTTCTACACCTGGAGATACTAGTGCCATATTATATTTTCCTTTTGTATGATTCTGAGGTTTACCACCTATTCCCAATGCTAGTACATTGAGATTCTAATGATTATTTATTAAAAAAATCAAAAAAGCGTGGCTAAGCATACCTTCGAAGGTTTTATTGATAAGTAATAGTATGCTAAAACGGCCTATCTGCAAGACTTGTAACAAGAACTATTGCGCCGTCAACTATAAGAAGAACGGTGTCACTCATTACCGTAGTATTTGCGATGCTTGTGGTAAGAACAAGCCCAAAAAGAAGGCACAGGTTCATACTTGGGAGAAAGCTGGGTACAAGAAAAAACCCGCATGTGACTTATGCGGGTTTAAGAGTTTGTATCCTAGTCAAATGATTGTCTTTCACATAGACGGCAATTTGACAAATGTTTTATTGAGTAATCTTCGCACTATATGTCTCAATTGTGTCGAGGTTGTGAAGCGCAAAGAAGTTACTTGGAAGCGCGGCGACTTAACCGTTGATTATTGATTCAATCTGCTGATGCAGACTGTCAATTGGTCCGTTGTTGTCGAGGTGATGGTCATATTCTAGACCAACGCTAGAATATTCACTAGCATGAACCTCAAACTTCTCTATTTGCTCTAGGCAATGAATCTTCACGGCTTCATCATTTGTAGTGTTCAATATTTCTGCAATATCTAACCAATTTGGAATCTGACCACGATGAGTTCGCATAGTGATTCCACCTGCATTTTTGATGGCAGCAAGTTCGTTTTTAAAGCGACAGTCAGTGATGACGATATCTTCCTTGATATTGCGTAGTTTGTTCTCTACGGATGCAACCCAAATGTCATCGTGAAATGACTTACGAGCAACTTCTGTACCCCACTGCTGTAGGACCCAGCGAGGAGTTAGATGAGGAATGTTGAGACGATTAGCCCACCATTCATCAACCTGCTCACGCCATTCTCTACTATGCTTAGTTGAACCTTCAAGAAGTTCTCGGTCCCAATCAAAGATTGCAGCAACAGCATCCTTAAGTGCTGCTGCGAAGCTCATACGCTTGAAGCCATGTACGGTGCAGAGATAATCTGCTGCGGTGTCTTTGCCTGATCCAATCAGGCCTGTAATTCCTATAATCATTCTTGTAATATAACACAAGTATGTATAGATGTCAAGCCTTAACCTTGTACCCAAGTCAATGGTTGGCTGTAATCCACATAGTTCTTGAGGTCAAGTAAAAGTGCTTCTTGAGCCTTCATGCCCTCAGCCTTCATTGCAGTACCGTTTAGTGTAGTGCCGCCACCTGGACCAGCAATACTACCAAACTTTTCACGAGCCTCACCGATGATGCACTTCAACTGTGCAAGAATAAAGTCGCCTAACCAAACGCCCGCCCCCGGATCTTGAATAAGAACTTCTTCTGGACGCTGAATATCAGCCCAGATCAGAATACGTTCGCCTGTACCCTTAAAGTCTCGGGTAACGCGAAGAACCTTAGTGACTGGATCAAATGTATACGTGACATAGCCACCGAACATACGAGCAGCAAGTTCAACGTAGCCTGCATAAAAGTCATACGTAGCCATGCCACCGGTATAGTTGTAGTTCAATAGATAGGTGTTGAGAATAGCACTTGAGAACGGATCAAACGAACTTGAGCTTGGACCAGTTTCTAGCCCCACAGTGCGTCTAAACAAGGATCTAACGTTGATAAACTCTTGTGGTAGAGTATATGTATCTACGTTCTTGATGACTGTCATAAGAGTGTATGACTCTTGTGTAGCGTTTTGCGCTCTTTGACGATAGACCTTGATAGCGTAGTTATATGCAGCTTCGTAATGCTCTGGATCAAGCTCTAAGTCAATAATGTCTCCGCCCAAACGCAAACGAATATTCTCAAACAGTGCTTGCTTGAGTTCTGGTAGATTATAGTTGGTTGGAGTATCTAAAATATTTGCAGCCATAGTGTTTCCTCGTTATGTTTATTTATCAGGAAACACTATGACCTTTATTCTCTTTCATGATTTGACTGTTGAGCCAAATGCGACCATCAGTATCCCATGTGTCACCTGTAGGATGGTGCTCATTATAGGGACAGACATGTTCCCCTTGTTGTTTGGGGTTTTCCTTGTTTGGAATGTAGATCGTAAAGACCTGACATTCCAAACAATAACTAGGTCCTAAACCCATATTAGGCTACTGAATACTCTGAC